TTCCTATTAAGCGGGTACTACAAGTTCAACCCAAGAGGTTGTAGGTTCGTCCCATGTGTATCTCTTGTCGTCTGTAGGCATGGGTGTAGGTGCGCCCCACTGACAAGTGCTTTCATTCAGCAACCAAGACGCAAAGGGCTTGGGAGGAATAAACGCATCACGACCTGCATCGTATGTGTAACCAATACCAGCAAAATTCTTACGCAGTGGCGTACCACCCTGTGAGTGAACTCCACCAGAAGTGTTGTAACTTGTTTGAACCCAAGATGCTGGGTCGCCCCAGTGACCAAGGTTTAAAACGTCTTGCTCGATGACGATGACCGAAGTCACTACACCGTTTTCTACTTTAGCGAAATGGCTCATGTTTGCTCCTTAAAAAGTGATAGTGCCAGAAGATGTGAAAGTATAAATCTGATACCCATCAGAGTAGTTTATCTGAGGGCTTCCTGTTGTGGAAGTAGGTGGTAATAAAGATGAGGGGTAACGAATGATGACAATGCCAGAGCCGCCTGCGCCAGCAATTGTTCCAGAACCTCCGCCACCACTACCTGTGTTTGCGGTTGCTGAAGTTGCAGGATTGCCTCCGTTTCCTGCTCCAGCCCCACCGCCAATTGAATTAACACCATCAGCATTTGCACCGCCGCCTCCGGCATAAAACACCCTATTGCCTGTTATTGTTGAACAAGTTCCTGCTCCACCAGTATTAGATTTTCCACTTGTACTATTAACCCCAACAGACCCAGAGCCGCCACCTGCACCTGCCGCACCCGGAGTACCGTTAAATGCAAAACCACCAGCAAAACCTTGGCCTAATGTTCCTGCGCCACCAGCCGCAGAAGCAGCGCCGCCGCCACCAGAACCACCAGAACCTCCTGCATTTGTGTTTCCTGCACCATAACCTCCACCTATTGCAGTCAATGAACTAAAAACAGAATTAACGCCACTTGTTCCATTTCCATTTGCAGTCGCACCAGCACCGCCTGCACCCACAGTCACGGTTAAAGCAGACCCTGCGGCAACAGCAAAGCCAGCGGCAGTTAAAAGACCACCTGCGCCTCCACCACCACCATAATTAAGTCCGCCGCCACCGCCGCCAGCGACCACTAAATATTCAACAGTCGTAGGTGTACCAGACAGTGGGTTAAAGGTTGCGGAAAGGAAGCCGCCCAATAAACTAGCAGACATGAGCAATCTCCTTGTTTTTATTTATATTGGCAATTCTTTGCGCTTTGAATACTGGGTCGGCCCATAGTGCTTTCATACGATCAGCCTGTGCTTTTTTGTGTTCTGGCGTAGCAATATAAGCCGCTTTAGAACCCAACTTTGCTTGCCGTATTTTATCTTTGCCTTCTTCAGACATCTTCCAGCCACGCATATTTTGTTTGGTTTCTTCCGAACGCTTTAAACCAGTAATGGCTTTAGTGCGTTTCTCAATTGTTTCTGCGTTTTGCTTTGTGCCTTTTAAGCTGGCGCTAATTTTTGCACGTTGATCTAGTGGTATTGGTCTACCAGTAAACAACTTGCTCATGTGGTCGCAAAATTCCTGAGAACGCTTTACACCATACATATGATGGTCTTCGCCAAAGAATCCTGCAAAACCCTCACCACCAGCAGTTATGTTATAGCCGCTTGGCGTTCTCGTTTCAAGTGCTTCAATGGCTTTTATTTCCAAATCAAAGCAGTATTCCATTGTGCTTTGAACCAGCACTTCTAAGGCAAACTGATCTGCGCCGTATTTCTGAATGGCGTTACCGAGCAGTGATTTTTTGTGCGTAGATGGCTTAGTGCAATGCTTCTTAAACCGCTTGGCAGGGTGCTTGGATACGCCAATGTATTGCATACCATTCACATTATTTGTAATGCGATACAAGTAACCAATGGTGTTGGAATTGCCACCTAATAAAGTTTGACTCATTTCAACTCCATTTAATAATCACAATGCCAGAGCCGCCGTTGCCGCCAACGGTTGGCGCTCCTATACCACCATTACCGCCTCCACCACCGCCTGTATTAACAGTTCCACTACCTGATGTACCGCCCCTTGCGGCATTTCCACCGCCGCCCGCACCGCCTACACCTAATGTTCCAGCGGTGTATGTGCCCGCACCGCCGCCACCTGCGTAAGTTACTGATGATCCGATCATGGAAGACGCTGTTCCTGCACCGCCATTGCCACCAGCACTAGAAGTTCCATTTGCGCCAACTGCGCTTGCTCCACCACCACCGCCACCACCATAAGCACTGCCTGTGTACGTTCCAGAGCCACCAGCATTTCCTTGACCGCCAGTTCCAGCACCACCGGGGCCGGGGTTTAATGCGGCAGTAGAACTTCCACCACCTCCAGAACCTCCAGCCAAACCAGTGACAGTAGTAGTTCCTGAAGGTGTTTGAGCGCCTCCAGCACCCCCGCCAGTAGATGTAATAGAACTAAATATAGAATCACCACCGCTGGTTCCTTGGGCGCTAGATGACCCTGTGCCGCCAGCACCAACTGTAACTGTGTAAGAAGTTCCTGCGGTAACAGAAAGCCCTGTAGCAGTTCTAAAACCACCTGCCCCGCCTCCGCCACCACCTGTTGCGGCGGGGCCTGTGATATTACCGCCACCAGAACCGCCACCTGCTACAACCAGATATTCCACCTGCGTAGCGCCAGTAGGAGCAACCCACACACCTGATGTATAGAAAACCGTTGTGTTTGCAGGTAATGAAGGGGCTAAGTTTGTAGGCGTAGTTGGAGCCAAAGTTCCTGATGCTGTAAATGTATGAACAATAAAATACCCATTAGGGCTAATGCCACTTAAAGTAACAGTTCCACCAGTGTAAAACTGCACAGAGCCGGGGTATCTGACTATTACGATGCCTGAACCGCCTGCGCCTACGGTTGATACTTGATTCCAATCCCCGCCGCCGCCGCCGCCTGTGTTAGCTGTACCTCCTGTGGGTACACCTGCACTAGCAAATCCGCCATTACCGCCACCGCCAGCACCACCAGTGCCGCCTATATTACCGCCGCCACCAGCGCCACCCCCTGCGTAAACTGTAACTGTTCCGCTAATAGCTGATGCTATTCCTGCACCGCCATTACCGCCCCCGCCTGCACCAGTAGCGCCTCCATTAGGATTTAAACCAACTGTTCCTGCACCGCCACCACCTGCGCCAGCATTTGTTGGGGTAGTTGCTCCTATACCACCAGCATTACCTTGGCCTGATATAGCTTGCCCACCCGCTGAAGTTCCACTTACAGTACTTCCGCCGCCGCCACCAGAGCCGCCTGATTTTGATGCGGGTGAACCACCTCCAGCATACGCACCACCACCGCCACCACCTGATGCAGTGATAGAGCCAAAAACAGAGTTATTTCCATCATTACCGGCTGTGCCATAACCGCCGTTTTGTGTTCCTCCTGCGCCAACGGTAACTGTATAAGAAGAACCAGCCGTAACAGGAACCATGCCTGTTAATAGGCCACCAGCACCACCACCGCCTCCACCAGATTCTCCACCGCCACCTCCACCAGCAACACAAAGGTACTCCACCCACTGAGGTGGATTAAATGCTGACCATGCGCCTTGACGAATGGCTTGGTTAACTTGTCTGAGTGTAAAAAGACCTTGTGCCATATATCCTCAGAATGTAATAGTTCCCGAAGCGACAAAACGATAGACACGCCATGCGCCTGTAACATAAGTTTCTGGTGAGCCTGTTGTTGATGTAGCAGGGGCTAAGTAAGATGGGTAGCGGATTATTACGATGCCAGAACCGCCTGCGCCGCCAGTTTGAGATGCACCAGCACCAGAGCCACCACCGCCTCCACCACCATTTCCAGTGTTGGCTAACCCACTAAAACCGGGGTTGCTTCCTGAATCGCCCAACCCTGCGTTTCCGTTGTTTCCAGAACCAGATGCTCCACCCAATCCACCAACGCCTGTACGAACACCGCCACCACCACCAGCGGCATAAAACAATTGTGAGCCAGAAATAGAAGATGCTAATCCAGCACCGCCAGCACCGCCTGTTTGCGTTGTTGCGCTTACACCCGCAGAACCAGCACCGCCTCCACCGCCACAAGCGTATCCATCACCTCCACCACCCAAAGCATTGCCACCCGCATTACCTTGCCCTGCCGTACCAGCACCACCAGTTTGAACCGCGCCAGAACTTCCTGCACCACCTGCTGAACCGCCTCCAGAACTATTGGAGGCATACGCGCCTGCTCCACCACCAGTAGAAGTGATTGAGCCAAATACAGAATTTGAACCTTGAGAACCGGCTGATCCACCAGCCGCAGTTGCCCCACCAGCGCCAACAGTAACCGTGATAGATGAGCCAATGGTAACTGCAAATCCAGTAGCAGTTAATAAACCACCTGCACCGCCTCCTCCACCCCAGTATCCACCAGCCGAACCCCCGCCAGCCACGACAAGGTATTCCACCGTTGTGACAGGGTAGTTAAGGCCGTTATAGGTCGGCGAAAGAACTCCACCAGTCCATTTAAGAGACATGATTGCCTCCGCTTACGAAATGAGTTCGTAGCTAATGGTGTACGCAATGCCGCTGGATGTGCCAGATGTAACGGTGATTGAAGAATTTTCCATCAAATAAAATGCCGTTGTTTTGTCAGTAACAATCAACGAAGCATCAGCGGGAACAGACACCGTAGAAGCAATCGGGTACGCAGTTCCGCCACCAGCCGCAACAGAGTTAATTGCAACCGTAACATCAACAGCAGAAGTGCCGTTTACATTAGCTGCAACAATTTGGTTGACTTTCATTACCGTGCCGCTAGAAGCCGCATTAGATAATAAAACTGTAGCCGCCGTTGTACCGGGGGTGTTGTAGGCTGTTACGCCGTAAATTGTGGTTGATGCACCAGCAATATTTGGATTTGCCATGATGTTTCCTTATAGACCAAAAACGAGAGCCATTGCCACTGCCTGACCGCGAGTAACACCGCCTCCCGCAGCAGCTTGCCAAGTGGGAGCGCCACCTGTTGTAGCCGTTAAAACCTGACCAGTTGTACCAGCCGCCGTGGTAGCCAATACGCCTGTAGTAGATGCGTATGTTACGCCCCACTGATTAAACAAACTTGACTGGCCTGTACCGCCATAGTTATAAGCGATAGCCGATGTAGTTGTAACGGTTGTAAACGCACCAGTCGCTGGAGTGGTTGCACCCACAGTGCCGTTATGCGGGCCGCTAAAACCTGTAGACGTTAAATTAGTGCCGTTCCATGTCAGGTTAGAAGAAGCACCAAAAGCACCAGAACTGTTGAACTGAACCTGTGTATTGGAGCCCGCAGCAGAGCCACCACCCACATTCACAAAGTTAGCACCATCCCAAGCCACAATAGCCCGTGTACCTGCCACCACAGTAACGCCTGTTCCGGTCGTACCTTGAATGATAATTGACTGAGTGCTAGACGTTTTGTTGATGACAACATACGTTTTAGACTGGGCTGGAACCGTGATAGTACGAGTGGCTGTACCACCCGCCGTCCACAGGATCACCGCATATTGAGAGCTATTAGCCGTCAAGCCTGTGCTGGCATACGTACCAGTCGTCAGGGTTAACGTAATGTCTGCATCAGTGGAGATTGTTTGAGTGCCCGCCACTGCCGCATCGACAATCTCCGAAATGGCGTTGTTGATTGTGCCGCCCCACTGCCCGGACAATGTGCCCGTAGCCGGAAGGGTTAGGCCGATTAGTGCCGTATTTGCCATTTAATGCTCCTACTGAGTAGAAATTAGTGTCCAACCGGGCGATTCAGTCGTATCAACAGCAGTCCAGCCCGGTGTTTGCGGATTGCTGATATTTTGCCATGTAACTCCTTGTGTGTCATCAATAATTTCCCACAAGTATCTACCATCATTTGTTTCTGTGATTGTCATCGTTTCAGTGCGTTGCAAACTGTACCCCGCCCCACCCTGAACCGTGTCTGAAATAACAGCCGTTTCTGTCAAAAATTCAGTGTAATACGTGCCTCCGGTTTGTGAGTCATTAAGAGCCATAATCTCTGTGATGGTCATAATCAACACTGCAACTTGCGTTTCGGCAATTGCAATTGACTCAGATATATTACCTAAGAATAGTGCTACCGCGCTTTCTACAGAGCTAATGGCCGCAGTTTCAGTTACTGAATCTACATAATTTGCCGATACGTTTTCTGTTGTAGATGTTGCTACCGTATCCGCAACCGACGTTGTGTAGGAAGTGGTAGCCGCGTTATTGTCTTGAATTAGCAGAGCTTCAACCACCGTCCGAGCAAACGTAGCTGCTACTGTTTGATCTTCCGAAAGAGCCGCTGTTTCAGTAATAGATCGTGCAAATGTTGCCGCTACGCTCTCAGTTGTGGATGTGGCTGTTGTTTCAGTAATAGAAACTGGGAAGCTGGCAGCACCAGATTCCGTTGTAGAAGTTGCTGCTGTCTCTGTGACGGACGTTCCATAAGCTGTTATGGCTGTATTGGAATCCGCAATAGCGGCTGTTTCGGTAACTGATTCACCATACGCAGATATTGCCTCTTGGCTTTCCGATATGGCTACTGTTTCTGTAACTGACGCATTGGCCGTAAACTGGACGGTCTGGGTGTCAAACATGGGGACTGTGCCGCCCCACGGATTAGCGCCCCAAGTATCTTCACCCCAAGCCGTGGCAGGAGTGACATACTCGGTGATCTCGACTTCGTAGGCAACAACGCCTCCCCAGCCCAAATCACCCCAAGCATTATCACCCCATCCGGCGGCCATATTAGGTCAATGTAGCAGTGTAAGTTACAGCAATAGAATCACCATTAACAACAGCTTTAGAACTAGAAAAGTCACCAGCCGAGAACAATGTTCCAGTCGTTGAGTCTTTAGTTGCGCTACCGCCAATGTTGATAAAGCATCCAGCGACAGTACCTGTGCTGGTAATTGTAAAGCTCACCGCAGAAGATGTGGTCTTGCTGCCAGAAGAAGCTGCGCTAAATGATGGTGTAGGACGGTTGCCTGAGTAAGTAGGCGCATTAGCCAAACCAACTTCCAACCATGTGGGGTGAGAAGCTTGTGTATCAGTGACAGCGGCTGTACCCGTACCCTTAAGACCCATCACAACTGCGCCGCCAGCGGTGTTACCCAGCGTGGTGTCCAGTGTAAAGTTCTTGCCCACTGTAGTGACCAAGTTGCAGAAAGGCTCTGTCCACTTAAGCTGGCCGTCAGCGCCGTGGCAAACAGCAGTGTAGAAACCTTGAATGCTCATGGCATCTTCAGGCATTGTGTTGTATTTTGTAGATGCTTGCACCATGTCGGTGGCAGTCATTTTGTCGATAGTCATGGTGACTCCTTAGTTAGAAGAACGAATCAATGCTGCCGTTGCTGTGTTTGCAGGCATTGTGATGGTGAAATTGGTAGAGGTTTTGTCAGACCCAAAGTCCAACACAGCAATGGATTTATTACCCTGCGTGACGTTATAAATCAACGCACAACGAGCCGTAACCGATGCGTTAAACACCACATCAGCAAAATCTACATAGGCCGTAAACCCAGATGAGTTAATGGTTACGCCAGTCAAAAGCACTCCACCAGGGCTGTAGCCTGTACCGCTAACTTCGCCAACAGAGCTGTACACAGTGGTTGATTCGTTTAAATCAGCATTAGCCGTGTACAAGGCAATGTACAAAGTATTGGTAGATAGGTTATGAACGCCCGTATATAGCTCTTTTTTGAAGCTGGTCGTCTGAGTTTGGAGAATGTTACTCATTGAACAGCCACCCGGATCTGACCATCGCGATAAGCATCAGCGCGTTGTTTACCGTCACCCAAGTTCTTGAGCAGGGCAATTGCCGCAACATAACGTTCCTGGTATGTCTTGTACATGCCGTCTTCCGGCGCGCTCTTCATGTAAGTACCCGCTTCACACAAAGTGCCATACAGCAATGCAGAATCAAAGTTATCACCCAGCCAGGTCGTCAAGGCGGTCACAATAGATTCTGGATAGTAGTAGTAATGCAGCTCTGCGTAATAGTTGGCGTTTGGCGTAGGGCCCAGGATGAACGACAACTCATTGACGTTAGCTGATTGCGGGCCAAAGATGGCATAGTGTTGAGGCTCAGAAACTTGCGCGCTCAATGGATATGCTTCACGAATAAAGTTAACGTCTTTGTTCAAGAGGTACAAATAGTCGCCCTGGAACGTTACCGTGGTTGAAACTGTGCCGCTGTTAGCCACAGTCAAGTAAATGGTGGTTCCGTTAATCCCGCGTACAGTTGCATTGGTGCCAATGTTGGTACCAGTAACCTGCTGACCCAACGCAATCCCCGTCGTGCTGGCCACAACAATAGTTTTCGCACCAGATGTTCCGGTGGCTGTGGTTGAGTTATACGGGTATATGGCCAGGCTATACGTTGAAAGGAAATCTTCTGGGCAAGCTAGATATTTATTACCCGTAGACAATAACCCCGTTACGTTCTTACGCAAGTTAGCAATTTGCACCGTGTTATAGATGCGCTGCTCCGCCTGCTTAATCATTGTATTGATCGCAGTGGTATCAAACGTGTTCTGCGTGTAATCAGTTACCGCAGCAACAAGTTGGGCGTAAGTCATTGCCATTGTATAAACCTTAAGCCATTGGGCCGCGAGCCATCAAACCTTTAGTGGCGGCACCTGTGCCACGCACCTTGATACCGGAAGTTTTGGCGGCCGGCTGTGGGCGACGGGTAATATTACCAACAGACATATTGACTGTAGCGGCATCACTGTGGTCGGGTCCACTGCCTGGATTGGGGGAAGCTGTAACGACTTTGCCCGTCATAGTGTGGGGTGTAGCATAGACCTTGGCATCGCCAACTTCTTTGCCCATCATTTTTTTGCTAAATGTAGCCATGATTAACCTCGTTTCTGTGCGGCAATTTTTGCCAGGTTACGACCCATCGTCTTCATGTTGGCATTGGTTTTACCTTTGCCCTTGCCTTTACCGCCGTCCATCATGCCAACGGTAGGGCCGCTGTCACCTAAATTTTTACCTTCAGTTTTGCCCTTTTTAGCAATGCCGTCGGCTGATCGTGTGTATGCCATTTTAATCTCCTTAAGATACCGTTACTGTACCAACAAATGTAGTTGCCACCAAGTAGTTTGGCGTCAATCCTGCATCAAAATTACTAGCTCCACCTACTGGATACCAGCCCCATTGAATGTCTCGCGAACCACCTGACAAATTACCATTGGCGTTAATGCCAGACGTCACATACGTTGTATCCCTACGCGGGTTGCGTAGTGCCTGTGGGTCATCTACAGGAAACGTACCCAACATTAACTGCGGCTGGTCTGGGTCCCAACACTCAGGGCAAACCAACAACTCATATTTTCGCTGCTTAATGATTTCAGTTTTAAGATTTTTCAACCTAAACTGTTGCCCGCAGCGGTCGCATTCAGCAATCGCTATCTTGCCGGACGCGAAACGATTACCCATCAGTAACCCCCGCCGCTTCCAATAAACATCTGTCTAGGCACAAACCGAACCGCAGCTTTTTCTCGATCTTCACCAGCTGCAATTTCAAACGTTTCGTTGTAAATCTGTTTCAGCATTTCAATCCGTGGCATCAGTTCTGGAACTTTAATGGCAATGTGATATGCCAAACCAGACACTAAAGCGGGCAAAAACCGAAAGTTCATATCAGCAGTGCTGACGCCAGCACCGGCATCCTGAACGCGGCGTAGGCGCCAATACACAAACTGATACGTCGTGCTGTTATCGGGCGTTGGCCATACAGTCACAGCTGGAAGTTGAGGTACAAACACAGCTGTGCCATCTGCTTGTGCGGCAGCTGTAGTGTTATTTTGTCCACGGAACACGCCACCCAGCGTATTGCCTGATACATAGGTGTAGTAAATATCTTCGGTGCCCAGGCGAATAAAGCCTGAGCCGGCTAACCCAACCACCGTGTTAAGCGTGATCGTTGTGGCCGTTGAGGTGAGCGCACCATCAAGCACAGCGTTTGTAGGATTTGTCTCGCCAGATAACCGCTGAATCCATACCTGAATCGGTCGCGCCTGTTGTAACTTGTTTGGGATTGTTGCATAGGTAGAAACACTAATACGTGTAATAGTCAAATCCGCCTGGGTAGAAGCAGTGTTTGAACCCGTGCGGATTACATGTTCTAACAAATCAATCGTGTCTGTGGGCAAAGCATATGTGGCTAGACCAGGCGTCAAGTTAATGATGCCCTGCTCCATGGTCCACATGTTGATGCCTTTAGATTGCCACTCTATGGTCATCAGGTTCATGGACCTACGTGCTGTACGCAAGTCATAACCTGAACGCATCTCCCGGCCCGCGCGCTCCCACGCCTCTTCAGCGATTTCCGTGAAGTCCATGTTGAAGAGCGTGGTGCCGGTAGTGGTCATTTTTTAGCAGTCTTTGCAGAATTAATAAATGCTTGAGCTGTAGGCGCGCCTTTAGCTCCAGGCTTACGCATGCGTTCACCAGAGCCGGCTGCTATGCGTTGGCGTTTGGCGTTGATGTTGTCATACAAACCACCTTCCGCCATGCCGTGGCAATCACATCCCACCTTGCCGCCTTTAGCGTATTGGGTGAAATCAGTGTCATCCCTACGCGCCTTGCGTACACCTTGAGGCATTTTGCTGGGCATTATGGCGCCCATGCCGCGGCTGGCTAACATGTCAGCACTTTCCGCCGCCATACATAGTGATCATTGTGCCTTTGGTTTTACCCTTGGTAGCACAACCATCAGCACGTTTAGAAGCTGAAGAAACTTTACCGCCGCCAGCATAGCCCATGTCACTGATTTTTTTACGAGCAGCGGCATCTTTAGCGTCTTGAATAGATTCTTGCATCGCATCAAAGTTAGCAGGCTTTTTAACACCGCGAGACTCGCGCTTCATCTCTGCGGCAGCTTCACGATCAACTTTACCTTGATTGGCTTTATCAAGCACCATTTTAGTTGCGCCCACCATTCCAGCAGCGCCCGCAAGGCCGCCAAGTGGAACAGCGGCTTCGGCTAATTTTCCGCCTATACCGCCACCACGGTTCTCATCATATTCGTTGACGCTGCGTTTCATGTTAACTCCTTAGCAGGGCATGCCGCCCTTGTTCATTTTGATTTGGGTGCCTTTGGTTTTGCCACGTTGGGCAATGCCATTAGCAGCGGAGCGGAATGTACCGCCTTTAGCCAGCTTAGTCATAGATGCGCCTTTGTGCAAACGGCTTTCGTGCTTGTTTACAGCCTTTTGCATCATAGCTTTATCTTGTTTCAGATCAGCCTTCATGTCTTCTTTCATGTCGCTCTTAGCCATGCCGCCTTTGGCCATTTTGCCAACGCCGTCAGCAGCAAAGCTGGGAACCATTTTCCCACCCTTGTTGACCATAGGCATACCGCCATCTGCATAGCCACCCATATTCATCTTTTTCATATCGCCACCTTTTGAAAATTTCTTGCCTTTATCGGCAGTTGCAAAATCTTTACCCACTGACATGGGCACTCCTGCTTTCTTGGCGAACGATGGCGAATGTGCTATCGCGGCCATGAAATTGTGTTGCGCTTTACTTTTGCTCGGCATCATTTCCCCGCTGAAAGAAGCTGGTCAATTTTTGCTTCAAGTTTGTTAAAGCGCTGGTCAATGTGGTTCGTAATGCGATCCACTTCTGCTTGAGTAACGTTATCACGGGCAACCTCCTCACGGGTTTTGTTCAACAGGATCGTGACACGAGCCAGTTCCCTGAACTTTTCATTCATCATATAGCCAAGCAAACCTATTACAAGAGTTAGGATTGCTGACCATGCGGTGTTTAAATCTAACAATTCCATGCCCTCAAAGCTTTATTGATGCGTGAGTTTGGATCGTTTGCTGTCTTTGCACTCGTTAGCTTCTTCTTCATGCCGCCCATCCTCGCACAGAAAGAGTCGCGCCGGGAGCCGCCTTCTGGCTGGGGCGCTTTCAAATTCATACCTTGCGCTTTCGCAGAGGCGCGGCCTTTTGCGTTCAAGCCACCCTTCTCCGATTTGCCTTCTTTTCTCTGCCATGCTGGTGATTTAGCCATTTACGACTTTCAGTTTAGAGTGGTAGATATTCTCTAACATTGGCATGACAACCTCTTCACGGAAGTTGCGCTCAAACGTTTCTTGACCTACATGCGGAAGACTAATATCTACATCAATGTAAACCGTAAATCCCATTTCTGTTGCGCGATCACAGAACAAATAATCTTCGCCAACATACTTGCCATCACGAATGGCAAAATCAAAAACAGCCGCCATCTGCTCACCAGGGCATTTTTCGTATATCCACTCTGGATGCGCTGCAATCATCTGCTCAATAACATGGCGTTGAATCAACATAAAGCCTGTAGGCGCTCTTTGTAAACGCATCAAAGAGCCTTCAAACTCTAAGTCGCCATTTTCATCATGGTAAATA